ATGGATTAGCATATTCTCCAAACGTGACTTTAGCATTTACATCAGATAAAGCTTGTTTGTGGTCCACGTAATAAGCAGACAGCGCCATTTGGATAAGTACTGGTAAAGTATTCTCTAATGCCTTGATAATCGCATTGCGTGTATATAGAGTCGCTTTTTCTTTCTCACGTTGACTTTCTGCGTTGTCTAACTTTTTAACATCGATACCTAGTGTGCTTGGGCTTACTAAACCTTGTAACGCTAAATCTAAAGCCATGCTATAGGTTTGAGCGTAACTATCATGCGGAATGGCTGGTTGTTGAATTTCAACCTTATTTGATGCACCTTCTCGCATATCTGTGCCAACTTTGATAAATCGATTATCAAATGGATTAGGCTTTGCAACTTCTCCAGTGTATGGATCGCGTGGCAAAAATGATTCTGGAATATATTGTTTTGTTCGTCCAGCCCTTAAAGCGTCAATCCATTGCGACCAAACTTCATCAAGCGAATCAAAGGCATCTGTTTTTTTGTCGAAAACGGACTGCCCACGATTCTCGTATTTGCTAGACTCAAAAATAGCGAATGGAACGCCCATCATTAGTTTAGAGTCAAACACGAAATCGCTGATGTTTGCTGTAAAATCTGTGGTGTTTAAAGATATCAACCTATCATCGCGGTATAATTCATTTTTGATATAGCCATACCCATATTTTTCAACTAACACGTACTGTTTTCTTTTTTCAGTGAAAAAGGTTTTAAACTGCAATTCTTTCAATCTACCACGTTGATAGATAATTTCGACCAAATCGCCAGGTACCCATTCAATCATCGGATACTCTGAAATCGACTTGTCGAAGGTCAATTTAAAAGCACCATCGCCAATAACTAACGCTTCTTTGACTGCTTTAATTAATTGCTTATCAAAATGTGTATCTTCAGCAATCTCATTCCACAAATCAAACATAACCTTGTCTTCGATATCGACTTCATTCATATCACTTAAAACGATGTCAGTTAATCTATCAACGATAATTGCAGGTAACCCAGTATGTATTTTTCTGATTTCTAGCCCAGTTGATGATTTTGCACCCCAGAAATTTAAACCTACAGCGCTGTTGTCTAACTGATTGTATAATTGAGATAGTTCAAAGCTATCCCCTCGATACCAAATCTTATTCTTAGCAGCGTTCTGTTCAAAGTTCATCAGCTCATTGATTGTAATTACCTTAGGATTCGCCGACTGGATGTCTAACCACTTCCTAAGCATATTCTTCATACCTTCGATTAAACCCATGTTACACCTCTTTCTGTCCAATCAAATTAATATATGGCAACCACGCGTATTGATTCGCGTTTATCGTATGGTCATTTCTATCTTCGGGTACATCTGCTTTTTCCGACCATGCATAATTTTCCAACTCATTTAAATGCTGTTTGCAATGCTCACATACTAAATAGCAACCTTGTGCAATCCAACCTAACTGAAAGTTAATTCTGTCAATGATTGTCATTTTCTTGTAGGCATTCACAAAATTATAAACTGACCCAAATTGTCGCTTATACTTTTCAAATTCTGTCAATGTTGCCTGGTCCGCTGAATCAACAAATGCATCTTTAGCAAACCCCCACTTATCACGATTCTTATCCAAAAAGGCTATAAACTCCTTGACTGTATCACTAGGAGCAATCGGCGTTTCTAAATCTCTATTGTTGTACACACGTTCGTCTAGTGTTATCAGCTTTCCACATTCGGTTATTCCCTGGAATATCATTGCGATTGTATCTGGACTGTTAGCCGAATATGCAGTATCCAGTCCAGCAGTAAACTTCTTAAATCGCCATTCTCCAGATAAAAGCTTTTGTTTGATATAGCCGTCTTTTATGACATGCTTATCACGTTTAAAGTTGATAAAAACTACACCCGTTGCTTTTCCACGCCTACCCTCAATTTTATTTTTATAAAGTTTCGTTCCTTGTGGTACACTATTGATTTTCTTTTGAATGTCTTCATCAGATAAACTTTTATTATCGTAAAACGTAAAAAACCAATACCTCCATTGCGGTACTGGCTCACATCTTTCTAAATCTTGCATAATTTCAATCGGTACATCTTTAGCGTATTTTTTGTAAGGTCTACTCCTATTAATTACTTCATCATAAACAGGTAAAGTTTGATCATCTGGATTTAGTGTTGCACATAGATAATCGTTACGGGATAATATTTCTCGAATAAAATCTATATTTGCTGTATTTATTTCGTCGATATAGACACAACCATATTGACCACCTAAAACCAATTTCCATTTAGTCACATCATCGTAACCCAATACATAGATAATCTTGCCCTCAAACTTCAAATGAGGCATTTTATGATTTCTATCGCCATTTCCGAAATATTGCACCCTATCCCCATATATATCAACAATACCATTCTCTTGCTGTATGATATTCTTCTCTGCTGTACCTGTTGTCTTACTAGCAATTATGTGCATTTTTTTAGGAGATTTAGAAACCATTCTCATAAATTTTACACCAGCTCCGACAGTTGTCTTACCAGAAGCGGTTGTTCCTTCCAAAAAGTCAGCTCTTACATACTCTGTGGAATTAATGAAATCAATATATTTCTGTGATAATGGGAATCTATTCTTCAAGACCTACACCACCTAACTGAGTCATAATATCGTCAATTTTCCTACGTTCTTTTTTCGGTGTTTTATCTTTCATATTTTGCTCATTGGCCATCTTATTAATCAGCTCAATTGCTCTCACATTGCCTTTCATGGCTTGCTGCGTTAAAGATAGCATGATGGCCATTTCATTTGTATTTTCAAATCCGAGTTCTTCCAAAATTTGAGCGGTTTTACTCGTTGCTTCAGCGGTCAAAATCGTATTCAAAGCGTTCTTTAAATTCGCTTTTTTCCGCCTCGCTTTTCCTGAAGCAATTCCGCCTTTTCTTCCGTTTTCTCGGACTTCGCTCGGGCTTCGTTTTGAGTTATGAATTAAATTATCTTCATTCGCCATACCGCCTCACTTCCGTTCACTTGTTATTCACGCATAAAAAAAGAGCCTAGATAAACTAGACTCAATAGACATAATGGCCCGGATTCGAACCGGAATCTCCTCCATCAAGGCGTAATCCCTAT